CAGAGCAACTCCGGGCAACAGCAGCAACAGATGCCGCAACCCGGTAGCCAGCAACGGAGTATACAACATGGCCCCGCGTGATTTGATGAGTTCGGCTGCGATGGATACAGTTTTCGGCAATTTGGGGATGGGTGCTGAAGATTTAGGGATGCAAGATGCTGACTTTGGCAATGATCTTGACGGCGACGATGGTGTTGGTGGTGATGGCGATTCGGCGAGAGCGGGCGCGGATGACTTCGATCAAGACGATGCAGGACAAGACGATGATCCGTTTGCGATTGATGACGGATTCGAGGACCCACAAGACCGTGTGAGTCACACACCGCGGGATCGTCAGCAGCCTCAAGATAGACGTCAGCCGCAGCGTGCACAGCCTCGTTTTCAGGCAAGGGATCAACAGGCGGCGCGCAAGTTCAAGCCTGATGCGAAAGGCAATGTCGTCAACGGTCAAAATGAAATCGTTGCGCGTGCTGGTAAGGAGGCTCGTATCTTCTGGAACGGTGAGAAGCATCGCAAGGCTTCGGAGCGTGCCCAGACACAGTTGCGCGATACGGCAGGTCGTCTGAATCGTGTTACGACAATTGCGGAGCGTCTGTATGCAGATAACAATGCGTACAAGGCGCAGCGTCAAGCGATTGAACAGTTAGGCATCAAACCAGAGGAGCAAATCTCAGCGATGCAGTTGTATACGCAACTGCTCGCGAAGCCAAAAGAGACGATCCAGAAGCTGTTGACTCGTGCAGCGGCCAATGGTATAACTATTGACTCAACTCCCGGCGGAAACAATAACGGCCAGCCCGATATTGTCAATGTCGTGAAGGAACTCCTGGGTACCGAAATCAAGCCACTCAAGGAGTTCGTAACCAGTCAGCAGGCTCGTGACACCGCTCAGCGGGAACATTTGCAGGCTAGACAGGCTGTCCAGACTGAAGTCGAAACTTGGTTCGGACAGAACCCTGAAGCTCGGCCTCATGCTCAGGTGATTCAGAGGGTGTTGCGTGATCCACGGTACTCCAATATGTCATTGGGGGAAGTGTGGGCACGTATTCAATTGCACCAAGCACGCAATCCTTCTAAGCGTGGCTTGCGGGATTCTATGAACGGCAGTCGTCGTTCCACCTCCCGACATCGGGGGAGTCCACCAACAGGTCGCGGTATGCCGCCAATGGGTACGTCCCAAATGGCGGATGTGAACGAATCGTGGGATACGATCGTCCGCGAGACACTCGATGCAAACGGAGTCGTGTGACTCACACAGGGAGTTCTAGACGATGGCAGCGTTAGACACCGTAATTCACGCTATGCTTGAGCGTAGTCGCGCTAAGCTGATCATGGCGTCTGCAATCTCCGGCTCGGTGAGCGCTTATCTTCATGCGAAGAAACGCGTTATCATCGAAGACGGTGGTCCTGAGATCGGCAATCCGCTGATCAATGGGCTGAACCCGAACGTCACCTCGATGCAATATTACGATCAGGTGCCGGTCGACCAGACGAACGAATTCATCACCGTGACCTATACGATGAGTCGTGTCGTCGGTTCGCTGATCATATCGGATCAGGAGGAAGACGAAAACCAAGGTCGTGCGGTGATCTTCAAGATTCTTAAGGGCAAGATGATGGCCCTGGAGGAGTCAATCGCTCGGCAATTCGCCACCTATCATACTTCTATCGGCGCCGGCACTGATCCGAACGGTCTCGGTAACCTCATCCCGGCAGACCCGACCACAGGTACAATCGGCGGCATTTCGCTCGCTACCGAGTCCCAGTGGCGTCCGTCTTCGTACGATTTCGACGGTTCGCTGACGCCAGAGAATATCGAAGAGGCGTTTGACGACATCCTCGAACTCGACCTGAACCGTGGCCAGACCACGAACGCCGAAACGAAGGAGAAGCCGACTTGTATCTTTGCAGGTCGGAATATCTACCGTATGCACAAGGCTGCGGCTCGTGACAAGACCACGATCCAGCTTGGCGAGACTGGTTTCGGCAAGAAGTTGATCAATCTCGGCATTGTCGGTACAACGCATAATGGCGTGCCGCTCATGTTCGACGAGAAGTTGGCCGCGAACGACGCCTACTTCGTCAACGACTCTTACTTGACGCTCCACATTTTGCGCGGCGTCAACATGAAGATCAAGCAACTCGTTGCGCCTTGGGACACCGACGCGATCGGACGCCGTACTGTCTGGGAAGGTCAGTTGTGCTCCTGGAGGAACTATAGGACGCACGCTTATCTCACTAACACCTGATCGCTGTGTGACTCACACGATCCATTAACAGGAGACAGGCTATGTACGTTGCACCTAAGATGGCCGGTACGCGACTTGCGTATGTTGTGGTCAAGATGGAAGGTACACTCCAGCGCGACATTATCGTTCCTTCGCGGACGAAGAATCGTCACGATGGCAAGCCGGGAATGCTTTCGTTGAAGCGTACGACGAAGGCTGTCCCGGCTGGATACCTCGTGTACTTTCCGAAGGGTCACGTGCTCCGACTTAAGACGCGAGACCAGTTGGAGCACTACGGCCTCGAACGCAAGCCACAATTCATCAATCTGCGCGGGCTCCACAATCCTGAGAGCCCGCTTGGCAAGATGATGGCTGCGCAAGACGACGCGGCTCGGAAGAACGCGTATCAAGACATGGAACAGGCTGTGATGCAGTTGGCAATCGCGAAGAGCGGCCCGGTCATCATGCCAGAGCAGATCAAGGAAGTCCGGTTCATTCAGGGGAACGAGTTCACCACGCCGGTCGCTCCCTAACCTTCGTGTGACTCACACAGTCCAATAGGAGATCAAAGCTATGGTAGCTCGTAGGAAGCAGGCATTGTTCCAGGGCGTCAATATGTACGTTCCTGGGATGTCTTATGCGTCTGGCATCAATATCTCTCTGCCGACCGGGTTCAGTCTCGGGTCACCGGCGGCGATCAGTGCTAACAACATCGCGACTGCGCAGAACGCTCAGGGTACGGCAGGTGTACGAATCGAACTGCCGCTTGGTGTCTTTACTGCGGATTCGACATACGGCCGCTCACTTCGACTTACGCCGTCTGGTGATCCTGGCAACTCAGCAGCGATCGATGTGTTCGGCGAAGATTATGTGGGTCAGCCCATGGTCGAACGCTTTACTGGTGTATCAGGTTCGACAGCGATCCGGTACGGCCTCAAGGCGTTCTACCGTGTGACTCACACGAAAGTCGTGCTCGCTGCTTCGAACGCTGTGACCTGGGCGATCGGTACTGGGTTTCGGCTCGGTCTACCGTACAAGGGCGACGTTCAGTGGGCGAAGGAGGCCGGTATCCTCGTTCCGCTCCAGACGCGTGATCTGCGTTGGGTCGTCGATCGTGATGCTGCCGAAGCGATCGCTGGTGGCAACCATTATGTCAAGGCACCTTTCGCCGGATTCGTCAAGACACTTGGTGGCGTTTCGGCAGGTGCAGGAGGTGCCACTGATCCAGTCATTACCGTCAACGTCGGCGGCGCTGCGATTGTTGGTCTGACAGTGACTATCGATACCAGTGTGGCGGCGAACGAGGTGACGGACGTACCGACCACACTTGGATATAATGCCAACAACCGATTCCGTGCTGGTGATCAGATTCAGATCATCGGTGCTGCGGCTGCTGGTGCCGGACCTGATGAAGTATATCTGGAACTCACGCCGACGCAGTTCTCGTTGCCTGATCTTACTGATCCGCAGACGACGACGACTGGCGATCCACGCGGGACATATGAACCGAACTTGACACCGAACGGCTCTGAAATCGTCGTGGGTCTGGTCGGCGATCCGTCAGTCAATACGGCCGGTAACGGTGGCTTGCTCGGTATCAGGCACGTCATCGTCTAGCGTGTGACTCACACAGAGGACTCCTTCCATGTCCGGGACCATCCGACAAATCGTAGATGAAGCCACCGAATTGATCGGTGAAGTCTCGGGCGTGGGAGTCCAGCAGTATGACGATGACGTGCTGTTTCGTCACGCTATCCGCGGGTTTAACTTGCTGTTCAAAAAGGAGCACTGGGCGAACTATCGTCAATGGTTCACTGTGATTCTTGACGGAACGACCGGAGTCATTACGACTGATGCGTTCGAGCAGGTGATCGACTTTGATGACTTTATCGCTGTTCACGTCGCTGGTGAGACTGGTGCATTGCCCACGCTGTCGAAGAACATAAATCCAAATACAATCACAGGAACGCGTGTGCGATGCTACACAAGTTTGCCCGTGACAAATGCGAATTATGTGAAACGCAAGTTGCAGATTTATCCGTTAGCGGCGGTAGGATCGTTGGATGTTCATGCGCGTGTCTATCCGCTAGTCCCGCCGGCACTTGATTGGGATTTCGAAGATGTCATGTATCTAGACAAGGACATGCTCGTTTATGCAACTGCGTTCATGGCGCTGATCGGCAATTCGCTCAATCCTGATGCAGCGAACGTTTGCAAAGAGCTTATGGAAATGCGGTTCACGACGGTAACGGCTGGGTTGTCGAGTCAGCCTATTCCGATTGAGGGCGGCAGCCAAATCCCAACGCAGTGGACTGAACGATGACGGCTACGCTCCTACCCAAAGGTTTGAAGGCTGCCAAAAAGATCACGCTCGTTCCGTTAACGGTGCGTGGTTTCAAAGGTGGTCTGAACGCTGTCGATAACGATATTGAAATGGGAGGGCAATTCTGTCCTACGCTGAACAATTGGAGACGCACGCCGGCAGGTTCGCAAGTTCTTCGATTCGGTTCGCAATGGTTTACTGATACAAACAGTGTATCTAATAGCCCGATCGTGGATGAGGTGTTCTTCTCTAACGCGACTA